ATTGTTTGCCCCACCCTTAAATGCTTCACCTAAATCAAAACCAGTTTTAGAAGCAAAAGCATTACGCAAGCGATCCATTGATTGTTTAACAATGTTTGCTTGTTTTTCAGCCGCGGCTTTGTTTAGATCGGCAGTTTTATCTGCCGCTTTTTTGCGTATGTCATCAAGTTTGTCATTGTTAGCCTTGAGAAGATTTGCCTTTTTATCAGCAAGTTCTTTATCAATGCTTAACTCAAGTTCTGCAAAACGCTTTTTGGCTTGTTCTTCAGCCTTGCCTTTGCGGTCTAAGGCTTCTGCCTCTGCATCATCAAAACGCTTTTGGGCTTCAGCAAGAACTTCTCTATTGCGCTTTTTTAATTCTTCAACTTTTTCGTCATGATCTTTATGAGCCTTAAGCATGACTTCGTTGCGTCTTTCTAATACTTCTTGTGACTTTTCCTGCGCGTCAGCAATAGCCTCATTCATGTCTTTGTAAATCTTAGTTACATCTTTTTTGTAGCCTTCAAGTTTCTTTTTCTGCTTGTCATCAAGGCCGCCACCGCCGCCGCCACCACCGCCGCCGCCGCCTGTTGTTCCGCCGCCAATGCCGCCTGGGGTCATAGTTACATTACCCATGCCCTTGAAATTACTTTTTAGATCAGATAAATTTTTGCTTGTATTTTTTATTTTGAAAGCAATGCTATCAAGCCCTGTGCCGACTGATTTAGCCCAACCCATACCAGGAACTTTGCTTAATGCACCAAAAAATTTACCTGCAATTTCAACTAATTTAGAAAACGCGTTCATGACTGCTTGAACAACTGCAATAACTACGCCTCTAAATGTTTCGCTTTTTTTCCATGCCGCAACAAACCCCGCGCCTAATACAGTTAGTGCGGTAATAAGAACACCAATAGGGTTTGCGCGGATTGCCATGTTTAACATCATCATTGCCCCGCGGAAATTTAATGTTGCAATAGCCGCTAAAGTATGACCTGCCGCCATAGATTTAGTTACGGCTGTATAAAGAACCATTACCGCTTTAGTTGCAATCATTGCTCCGCGTATAGCATAAAATGCCGCCGCGCCGCCTAATACAATGCCTGTATAAATTTTTAGTGCATCACCATTCTCTTTAAGAAATTTACCCAAAGAGCGCAAAGCAGGAATAAAAGTGTTAGTAAGAAATCCTGTAACGCCTAATAATGCAGGCAGTAACTTTTTACCTAATTCTTCTTTTAGTTTGTCAAAATCATTTCTCAAGGCTTGCATTTGGCCTTGCGGGGTATTTCTTAATTCTTTGTTAAAGTCTTTGTATGTGGAATTAAGAACATCAACAATAGCCGCAGATCTTTCTGCTTCTGTACCTGATGAAATAAGTTTCTTAGTGTGATCATCAAGCACAAAGCCAACTCTTGTAAGAGAACCAAAATTACCGTTAAGCGCTTGTGCCAATCCATTTGTCATCTGCTTGAATTCATCTGCGCTTGCGTTAGCGCCCTTTTCAGCAGTGACATAATCAAGAATGGCAGGTGTCAATCTTTGGATTGTGTCGTACTGCAAATTAAATGTTGCCAACTGTGATTGCGTTTGCGTAATGTTTCCGCCTGTTACAACGCCTACTTTTTCTAACGCATCAGCCTGCGCATTAAGTGCGGCTACTTGTTCATCAGTTGCGCCAGTGCCAACCTTCATCAATTGGTACAAACGCTGTTGTTGCGCTTCTGCTTCCATAGCCTGCGCAATAACATCTCTACCAAATTGCAAAACTTGAGTACCCGCAAAAGCAACACCAAGAGATGCGCCAATTTGTTTTACCTTAGTTGCAAAATTACTCATGCCAGTTGAAGCAGTTTGAACAGATTTATCTACGCCTTTAATAGCGCTTTCTGCTTGAGCCAAACCTACTTTAAGTTGGCTTACATCTGCCTGTAATTTAATTAACATTGGAGGAATTAAATCAGCCATGATTAACTCCCCAATTTCTCTCTAACAGCGGTTGTAAAGATCCTGTTGATTTTGCCGCTACGCAATAGCGATAAAGCCGCAGGTTCTAAGTAAGGGTATTTTACCCCCGCAGGCCAATTTCCACCGCCCTTTTCTACCTGGCGCGCATAGATTATTGTTGGCCCAACTTCAGCGGTGTACACACCAAAGCCAGCGCGGTAAGTAGTTTTAATAGATCTTTTTAGATTACCTGTAACCGTGTTAGGCCCTGATCCACCAACATGTTTTGGTGGAGTAATAACTAAATAGGGTCTGCCGTTTTTGCTTGTACGCTTTTCATAACTGCGTGTGCCTTGAAAGTTTAATTTTGCCTGGCGTTCAACGGCCAAACCAACACGCATAATTCCTAATTGCGCACCTTGTTCAATCTTTTCCGCAGATCCATCAATTGCGGCAAGAACTTCTTTAAGGTTTTTGATAACAATTTCAGCCATCTCTCAACCCTTCTGTTTTCACCTCATCAACGGTTCTAGCAATTGCTATCAACCAATCTGCCGTACTAGCGGGCAAGTTATCTACCTGTTCAGGTGTCCAACCAAACCGCTCTGCCATTTGGTAGTAATACCATTGCTCATCAGGATAGGAAAAGGCTTCATGCCTTTCCCCACCCTTGAGTAACCATTTTAGGCGTTGGAGTTCTCGCCAATTGCTTTTGGGTCTGCCTCTGTCTGTGGCGTTTCAGCCAGGTTAGGGAACAGATACTTTTGCGCGTCTTTTGTGTGATCTACCAAAGCATCATAATCAACCATTGTTAGTTCATCTAATGACTCAAGTTTGATTGATGGCGGAATTAAATCAAATGACCATGACTCAACAAGCATTGCAATAAGTGCATCACCTAATGCAAGTGCTTTTGTTAGATCTCCACCAACAGCGTTATCCGCTGTACGCATTACATTTTTGCGATCTTTTACACGCAAAGTTGTTGGATCTTTGAGAACTACTTTTGCCCCTGACGGTAGCGTTACTTCTTTAGACATGTTGCCTCCTGTTAGTTTGCCTTCCTAAATCATACCTAAAAGGAGAGCAAGCGGTGTGGGAGAGCGGGAAGGCAATCGCCCTCAACCACACCGCCGCCCTGATCTAGTTATGCGTATGTACCTGAAGCCTTAGCGTTCTGCAACACCCATTTGATAGGTGAGAAGCCGCCTGAAGAACCAGCATCAGTTGTATTTGATTGTGCGTTGATGTCCACTGTTACCTGTACAAAATCTTCACCGCGTTCAATCACACCAGTGGTGTAAGCGCCCTTAGTAAGAGTTGCCTGGATTTGAACCGCAGAAGCACCAGCACCATAAGCCCAGTTAAATACAAGAGCAGGTTGTGAGTTGTTAAGGAAGTTAAGCAATTGTGAGTCATTGTCCATGACAAATGTAATCTTGCCTGTTACTTCCAAAGGCCCTAGAAATACTTGGTATGGATCTTGTGTATTTGAGATGCCATAGATAGGTGTTGCAGGGCGTGTCATGTCAATGTTGCCAGTCATGGCAGTTGATACCGCAGATCCACCAATTGAAACAGTACCGCGCCACACTGGCGTAGGAAGCACTGTTGAAAATGTAGGTGTTGGATCTGCAACAAGTTCAGATTGGAAACCTGTTGTTTTTGTATCATACTCAAGCATGCCATCAGCATTAAACTTTAATGAGAAGTCAGAGAACTGGCAACCAGGGTATGAGCGAACATCAACGGCATAAAAGTCAGTCAATGTGTATGAGATTGGCTGTACATCTACATTAGATGTAAGGCTGTTAAATAGTGAGATTGTGTGAGTGTATGGTGCAGAAGCGCCAGTAGTTGCTACTGATCCTAGAACACCTGCAATTGCGTATCCCACGGTGTCAGCAAATACTGCTCCACCAAAATCTACTGTTGAGCGTGTGCGGCCAGGAATGTAATTGTAATTCAATACATTTGAGCCACGCAAACCTGTGTCATAAAGTGGATCTACAATGTCCACTGGCTTTAATGCGTCCTTCATTACTGGAATGAAGTCGGTTGGTGCTACTGCCGTACCGCGGGTTGCTTCTTTTGCAATACCTAAGTACGAGCGTACGGACTGTTGAACAGACATTATTTCACGCTCCTAGTTTCTTGTCTGACGCGGCAGACATAGTTGTTGTTGTTTCTATTGGTTTTGTTGGTTCTGTGACTGTTGGCTTTGCGCCCGCAAGAATTACATCTGCGGCTACAAATCCTTCAGGTGCGTCAAACTCATCACCAGGTTTTACAGTTTTCCCAATGCTAGGGAACACGCGTTCATCAGTTCCGTTGTATTTGTACTTCATCATGCTCCTTATGCCTGGATCATCTGTGTTACGGGAAATTGTATCTCAGCAAAGATTTCTGTAACGCCTTCTTTTTCAGTAGAAGGTTCTCCATAGCGGGCCTGAATAACTGGCTCTGCACCTTGCCAAACTAAATTACCTGTTGGATCGCCAAAGTTATGATCTGACCTTAAGCGCTCTTTGATGTTATCAACGATTGTGTCAAAGTCAGTCATAACATCTTCTGCCTCTCTATGAAAAGAAATGCAGAAAATCTGAACAATTACGGTGTAATCCACACGCTTCCAACCATTAGTTGCTCCACCAATAGCCAAACGGGTTTCATACTCATCAGCAATGTAAACAACAATGGCCGCTCTTGTGGCTTGTCCTGGTTCAGCGTTTACCTGGTAGTTGATGATTTTTGGAAAAGATGTAAAAACCTGATTGACATTTGTGATGCGCGGATTGGATAAAAATAAAGATAGTGTTTGGCGTACCGCGTTGCGGCCTGTAAGAATAGGTACGGCAGGCATTATCTAATCCTGCGGTACTTGTTCACCATGTCTAGGGCAACGGCTATGTCACTGCCGTAGCGCACTGAACCAGGAATGTTTCCTGCGGGTGAGGTTGTGTAAGCCATAGTAGTTGAAGCATCACCACGCATTTTAATAAATGCGGTTGTAATTAAAATACAGGCTTGCTTGAGAACAGTTGGCAGGTTGCTAAATGTCGCGCCAACACCATGAGCAAAGAGCATTGGAGCAACTAAAGGAACTGTTGTTGATCCATAGGTGTAGTTGCTTGCAACAGTCACGCGTTCAGTTCTCTGACCATCAAAAATGCGGTACTGCTCGCCTGGCAAAATACCTACTCCACTGGCTACGGTTAGGGTGCTATCTCCTGCAAGAGTTGCCACCGCTAGTTCTGTATTGGCATACCCCGCAATGTATGTGTACTTTGTAAATGTGTAATTGCTCTGCCCAATAGAACCGCCAAACTGAAGCGGGCCTTGAGATGTGTAGTTCCACCCAATTTGATTGCCAGGGATAATGATTTGTTGCCCTTCAAACCATGCTATTGAGCAATCCTGTAATTCATTTAACTGGTTTGGGTTTGCCCCGTAATAAAATGCTGAAAGAGAAACAATAGGCGCATTGTATGGGTGCAGTGCGTAGTACCCGCCTGATGCTGAATAGCGTATGCGTTGTGTTTCTGTGTACTGACTAGCCACAAGATTTTGGTTGAGGTACTCATTCATGTATGAAGAAGCGCGCAAAATAACTTCTGCAAGTTCTGCGTCTTGTGCCGCGGCGTTACCGCCTACAACCAACATGTCATAGTTAATT